GTCTATATCCACCACTAACGTCAGGCTCAAAGTTTTCTAACTCCAATGCCATTCCTGGTTCCATAGCAAAAGTAGAACGGTCAAGAACTAAACCACCTTGCAAAGGAAATGTAAATGGATTAAGACCTGAAGTGTCTGGCATAGGTATACCTTATACGAATTTACTAATTGGTTTTTGTGCTCTGTGTACCATAGTAGAACGAACATATGCAGTTCTATTAATCAACAAACTTCTCATGTGTTTAATACCAGCTTCAAATCTTTGAAAATTTAATTGGTATTGTGAAGTTTCACCACGATATTGATAGCCATATGCAGTTGCTCCATCTACAATTACACCTCTGTATTGTTCTGGAATAGCTGGTACATCTGTAGCTGCCGATAGTTTTGTTGAAAAATTATAGTATTCAAATCTTAAAGAGTAAGCTTTATCTGGATATGGAAATAATCCATATTTATTGTCTGGTGTTCTAAACACATATTTAGGAATAGATCCTACACCACTATCATCTTCTTGTGCAATATGATGATCTACGTATTGTTTATAGTCCATTTCTGTAAGATTACCACCAGCACAACCCAATGAGTCATCTTTAACTAAACGAAATGTTTGATAGTCTACATGTTTTGCTGTTGTAGGTATAGCATAACGAGTTGTACCTGCAACAAGAATATCTGTTTCTGTATTATGATTAAAAGGCCAAGCATATTCACTTGTGTTAATATAATCTATAGCATCATTTACGGCATTTTTACACTGAGTTTGAAATCCACGTGAAGATCCAAAACCACTAGATGTAAGTTCTACCTCGTTAAAACGAGCAATAACTTCATTTGTTATAGTTAAATATGTATATGCCATTACCGCCCCATTAGTTAGAGGGGCCAGTTTCCCAGCCCCTCAGTGTTAGTTGTTATGCAAGTGCATCACGTGCAACTTCATCGGCAGTCATTTCGCCAAGTCCGTCAACATCCATCAATACAGCATATACACGTACCTTACCTGCGGTAGATACTGTAGTAGCCGCTTGGACTAAAACATCAATTGTATCTGATGTTGTAACCAAGATAGGACATGCAGTGTTTGCCAAGGTTGCATAGTCACCTGCAGAAGCAGAATCAAATGCAAAACCGTCAACAAATGCATCAACGTCACCACCTGTGATACCAAGGTCAAGAACCGTACCAGTACCACCTGAAGGTGTTGTAGTACATTCCATACCTGCAGCCATTACCATTGTATTTGCACCAACAGTAATTGCTTGGATAATATCAGCAGCAGCTAAGGCAGAACCCTTAGCAGTTGCAGCAGCAGCAAGATCAATTTCCTGCTCTACGATATATGGAGAACGTCCACGTGCACTTGAGCCGTGTGCGGCAGCGGATAAAGTAGTAACTGTAGCCATTATTTATCCCTCCCCTTATAGACCAGACGTATAGATCGCATTGACCAGAGCTTCTGGACGAAGGATCTTACGACCGTATAGATGCATACCCCGAACAATGTCAGCGAATGAATCTGGATCACGGTATGTTTCAGTCTTGTTAATCTGTTCTGCAGTTGCAGCAGAAGATGAATGACCAGCAACCAATACACCGTAGTGCGTTGAACCTGAAGATGTGGTTGAGGTTGGACCGTCACCTACTTCAGGAAGGTTGTTAGACATAAAGACTTTAAAGCCGTGAATGTTATTGATGATCAAGCCGTTTTGAAGTCCTGATCCACCGAAGTCTGAGTTCAAAAGACGTGAGTCTTCATCTTTCAAAAGTTCAGCAAATACAGGGTCAATTACGAGCCAACGACCTGATGTGTCAACATTTTGCTGATCCAGCTTACGTGACATACGTGCAATAACTTGCATTGGTGTCGCATTAGCTGCAGTGGTGTTCAACGTGTCTGCACCTGTACGAGGCTTGACAACGATAGAGTTACCACCAGTACCAGCATTAAAGTCAGAAGCGTCTAACTTCATGCTTGAAAGCAGTTCATCAGAACCAGCAGTTGATACAGCTTTAGAACCATTTACGGTTGTGTTAGCTGTATTGGCACGTCCATGAATTGCTGACTGTGTAAAGCCAGAAATATATCCAAGAACGTCTTGGTCAAATTGGTCAGCCAAACGATAGGCTGCACGATCAGAAGCGATAGATTGGAAATTCACATGTGAGTGAGCTTCTTCAATATCATCGACCTTGAAGGCAAAGTAGTTAGCTTTGTCAATGGTCAATGAAAAGTCTTCATCATCAAGATCCTGTGGAGTGATAGTTGTACCACGTGAGTACGCTTTCACTGTAATCTCAGGTTCTTTAATGATTTTAACACTATCGCCCATGTTTGCAATCTCTCCGAAATAATCAGAGTTAGTGATTGCCTCAACAACAGATGCTTTGCGGAATGCAAGTTGCACCTGTTTGGAATAGATTACGGGACTAAAATTGCCATTAGGCAGGTTGCCGTAACCTGACGCTGTTGAAAATGCCATTGATATTCTCCTTATAGCATTATGAGCACACAGATGCAAAACTAACTTTACTTATTAGAGGCTAATGTACTAGGGTGCATAAAACGTAATGTTGGCCTACATTACACCTTATGGGCCACGAGGGATTAGGTGAGTCCGAAAGTACGTGTTGTTTGCTAAGATTATAAAAAGTGTAGGTAAACCTATGAAGGGGCTACACTTTTTACATTGTACATATAGTTATATCATAAATAACTTATATGTCAACCCTTTTATCGGGCAGAACCCGACATATCGTAAATAAATTTACCAGTACGAATAGCTTCCATAATATCATCGGCTGCTTTTTCATATTGTGCTGCGGTCATTTTATTTACGTCACTTTCTCTAAACACTGTTTTGTCGGAGTCTGTATCAGGTTGACTTCTACTGTTACGACTACCTACAGAACGTGCTGCATCTTTTTCATTTGCAGATTTTTTAGGTTTAATATTACGATCTGCTTTATATAAATCAATTGCACGTGCGGCTGAACGAGCATCACTATCATTTTCATAAAGAGCATCTTGAACCCATTTAGGCTGTTCTTCTGCCCACTCATGGAAATCATCACTTTCACGAATTTCGCCAAAGTCGGGATGAGCTTTCATTAATTCTACTTCTGCTTTTTCTCTTGAAGCTGTAGCTCTAAGCTCATCAATTTCTTTTACACGATCTTCTAGTCCAGCACTTTGTTCACGAGCTTTTTTAATTGCAATTGTTTCTACAATAGCTGCTACATCTGGATATTGTGCAGCCCAAGCCTCAATGTCTTGATCAGACTTAGGGAGTTTTATTTCTTTACGTGTTATGTCTTTTAATTGGCCTTCAAGTTGTTTAAACTTATCTTCCCAATCTTTTTCTTTTTGCTGCATGTGACGACGAAGATCACCATAACGTTTTTTAAAACTTTTTTCCTCTGCACTTGTAGGTTCTTCTTCTACAGATTCTTCTTCTTGTACTTCACCTTTTTGTTGTGCAATAAGTTGTTCTAATTCTTCTTCGTCTTTTTTAATACGATCTTGATTAGAGTATGGCTTTGACATAAACGCCATAGATTTTTGTGGTTGTTCCACTACCATTTCTTCAGACATGTTATTTCCTTAACTGGGGCCACCGTAGCCATGTTGGATGGGGGATGAGTAGCCAGCGTATTTAGGTTGTTTATCGTGTTCCTAACCCACGTTTTTTTGCACTTACTTTTGTTGAGTTACTTGTCCCTAAATTTGCAAGTGCCATTTCAGTTCCTAATACTTTACCAAGAACTAAACCTTGTTCTGTGCCTCGTAGAGCACGTAGCACGTCTTTTTCATTTTCTGACAGTTTATTATACCGTGATCCTACTTGTGATAAGTATTCTCCATATGTACTTTGTCTATCCATTATACATCCTCTTTTATAATAAGCCCAGTTAAAAAGAATTGAATAGTTCTCTTATAATAATTTATTTTAGACTTCCAATCTTTTTTTATTCCACGACCATAAGCAACAAAGTCTTTAAACTCTTGGTAGTGTTTTTCGGCCTTACC